GAGTCAGAGGTCCATGATTACCTGGAGTCACTTCTAAACGATCCTGCTCCTGATTGTGATTGCGGCGAATGAACCCTTATAAAAAACTTCTAAATCGTAAAAGAACCTGGACTCCTGTCCAAACCACTGCTGGTAAACTTGCCGAAGGTGCGGAAGAAACTATCTACCGTGCCTTGGCAATCCGTCACATGGAATTACCGGTAGGCGACTTTATTACAGATGCTCTAAAGAATGAAGTTCCACATTCATCACGCGAGTTACTCCTATCCAACGTTAAGGATGAGGAAAACCACGACCTTGCTTTGGGTTACATCGCCAATGCTATCGGCGTTGATCAAGAAGCTGAGAAGGAAGCGATCCGGTTGCGTGATGCATGGATTGCACATCCTGATCACACGATCCTCAAAGCGTTGGTTGCCGAACGTGCGATCTTTTTCGTCCTGCTTCCCTTTTTCCGTTTCAACGGAGATGCTGGACTTCGAACCGTATCGGCAGACATCTCGCGGGATGAGCAAGTCCACGTATCAGCGAACTCGTTGATTTGTCGTGAACTTAATCTTGAAGTTTCTCCGTCCTTGGATAAGCTTCGCAAAGCAACTATTAACTGGGTAATGCAGCCACTCAAGGCTAACAATCCCAATAAATATTTGAACAAAAAATTTTGGCTGGATTCCAGCGATCGTTTGATGTATGAAGGTAAAGCACCTGAGCTTGCCGACACAAAACGCGCCCGTATGCCAGCTTTCTTTGAACATGCAAATCCAAACCTCCCTCAGTACGCTTAATGTACTGACGGTTGAACGTCTTCTAAAAGAATTGGAAGAACGTTTTCCACTGACCAATCCTCAACCAGGCACCGACCTAGACCAGATCATGTATCGTTCTGGTCAACGTAGTGTTGTTGACTGGGTTTCATCTAGACTTTCCGAAGGAGATTAATTATGTGTGGCGGAGGCCGAAGGGCAGAACACCAAGCTGAAGAAGCTCGACGTCAAGCTGCTCAAGACGCAGCTAGGTTCCAACAACAGCTAGAAGAACAACGTCGTATCCAACAAGAAACTATGAAAACACTGGAGCCGAAGGCACCTACTCCTCCTCCAGTTTCTACCAAAGCTCAGCTTGGTTCTGTTGGTGTTAAAGCTAAAAAATCTAAAAAAGCCAGCACCCTGGGTGGTGCTAAAGGCATTGCTCAGTTGAAGGTACCGCTTAATGTTGGCGGTTCTGGAGCTGGTGGTACCAATCTTCCTGCTTAAAACAAATGAACGCACGTAGTCGGTACGATCGTCTAACCAGTGACCGGCAACACTTTCTTGATATTGCTGTTCAATGCTCTGAGCTAACTCTTCCTTACCTCATCCAACGTGATGAGATCAGACCGAACTACAAACAACTGACGCAACCTTGGCAAGCAGTTGGTGCAAAGGGTGTGGTGACGTTGGCAGCTAAACTTATGTTGAGTTTGCTGCCTCCTCAAACCACGTTCTTTAAACTACAAGTACGTGACGACAAGCTGGGCACTGAGATGCCTGCTGAAATGCGCTCCGAACTTGATCTGAACTTTGCTAAGATTGAGCGTATGGTGATGGACTCGATCGCTGCTTCTAGTGATCGTGTTGTCGTGCACCAGGCACTTAAGCATCTGGTTGTTGGTGGTAACGCCCTGATTTATATGGGTAAGGATGGTCTTAAGCATTATCCATTGAACCGTTATGTCGTAGAACGTGATGGCAACGGTAACGTAATTGAGATCGTCACTAAAGAACTGATCAACAAAAGTCTTCTACCTAAAAAGCTGATAGAAGAACGAGCTACAAATCAACCTATGGGTACTACCTTACTTAATGATGAGGTAGAAATTTATACCCACGTCAAACTGGACAACAATCGTTGGGTTTGGCACCAAGAGGCTATGGACAAGCGCGTCCCTGGTAGCGAAGGTAAGGCACCTGCTGATGCTAGTCCTTGGCTAGTCCTTCGTTTTAATACTGTGGACGGCGAGAGCTATGGTCGTGGTCGCGTAGAGGAATTCCTTGGTGATCTGAAGTCACTTAATGCACTGTCACAGGCCATCGTAGAAGGCTCTGCAGCGGCTGCTAAAGTAGTCTTCGTGGTATCACCCTCAAGCACCACGAAACCCGCCACCATCGCCCAGGCAGGCAACGGTGCGATCGTTCAAGGTCGCCCAGAAGACATCGGTGTTATCCAAGTGGGTAAAACTGCTGACTTCCAGACTGCTATGACGATGATGCAGCAGCTTGAGCGTCGCTTGGCTGAAGCATTCTTGGTTCTTAATGTTCGGCAATCCGAACGTACAACTGCTGAAGAGGTTCGCCTTACTCAGCTCGAACTCGAACAACAGCTTGGTGGTCTATTCTCCTTGCTGACTAACGAGTTCCTTGTTCCTTACTTGGATCGTAAACTCCTGGTCCTGCAACGTAGTGGTGAGCTACCAAAGATTCCTAAGGATCTTGTTAATCCTACTATCGTCGCCGGTATCAATGCTCTTGGCCGCGGTCAAGATCGTGAGTCTCTTACCAACTTTATTGGTACGATTGCTCAGACTCTTGGTCCTGAAGCTTTGATGAAATACATCAATCCTGATGAAGCAATCAAGCGTCTTGCAGCTGCACAAGGTATCGACGTACTGAACCTTGTCAAGAGTATGGAAGATCAACAGGCTGAAGCCCAAGCTGAAATGCAACAGCAACAAGACATGGCTTCAATGCAAGCAGGTGTTGATGCACTCAAATCACCTATGCTTGATCCCAGTAAAAATCCCAACGCTGGTCAAATTGTGAACAACGTTATGGGTGCAGATATCATTCCCCCTAATGAATAAATATGGCTGAAATCATGACCTATGACTCCACCAACGATTCGGTTGTGATGGACTCTATTCAATCTGATGAAGCAGAATCCCTTGCCATTGGTGAGGAGTTGATGGCTCAACAGGAACAGCTTCTGGCTGGTAAATACAAGAACGCACAGGAACTAGAGAACGCTTACATTGAGCTTCAAAAGAAACTAGGTTCCGGTGAAAAAACAGAAGCTGAACCTGAGTCTGAACCTGCTGAAGAAGCATCTGAAGAAACCGAAGATGCTGCTGTTGATTTCTTGTGGAAAGTTAATGACGAGTACTCACAGAACAACGGTCAACTCAGTGAAGAAACTATGGAAGAGTTCAGCAAGATGTCCTCAAAGGAACTTGTTGAAGCTTACTTCCGTTACCAAAACACTGTCGAACAAGCACCAACTCCTCAAGGTGTTGAGCTGTCTGACGCTGAAATTAATCAAGTCCAGAACTATGTTGGTGGTGCTGAGAAGTATCAACAACTGGTTTCCTGGGCAGCCGATAACTTCTCTCAAGAGGAAGTCAGTGCTTTCGACAGTGTAGTTGAAACAGGTAACATCCCAGCTATTAAGCTGGCGCTCCAAGCTTTGCAGTATCGCTATCAAGACAACATGGGTGTAGAAGGTGAAATGATTCAAGGTAAACCCGCTCAATCACGTGACGCTTTCCGCAGTCAAGCGGAGCTTGTCCGTGCTATGAGTGATCCTCGCTACGATCGTGACCCTGCTTACCGCATGGAAATCATGGAGAAACTGGAACGCTCTGGACTTGAATTCTAATGAACGACACTAACATCTGGGCTAAAGAGCCACCCCTTATTATGTCTGACCATCCTTACGGTGTCCCACACAACGAACGAGCTGAGCAGCTTAACGGTCGCCTGGCTATGCTTGGTGTCATGGCTGCTCTTGGCGCTTATGCGCTGACTGGACAAATCATTCCTGGTATCTGGTAATGCCTCTGAAGAAGGGTAAGTCTCAGAAGACAGTTTCATCTAACATTTCAAAACTGAAGATTGAAGGCTACCCTCAGAAGCAGGCAGTTGCTATTGCCCTGAGTAAAGCTGGTAAATCCCGCAAGAAAAAGTAATGGCTAAGCCCGGACTTTATGCAAACATCCACGCCAAACGCAAGCGTGGTGGAAAAATGAGAAAGCCTGGGTCTAAAGGCGCACCCACGGCACAAGATTTTAAAAACGCCGCCAAAACTGCTAAACCTAACAAACTCAAAATTAAGAAATGAAAACTCTTGCTATCCTCCCCGCCGTCGCTCTGATGGCTGCACCTGCTTTCGCTGCTCCTTATGTTAATGTTGAAGCGAACTCTGGGTTCACCGGTTCTGACTACACCGGCACCTCCACTGACTTCCACGTCGGTGTTGACGGCACCGAAGGCGCTGCCTCTTGGTACCTCCAAGGTGGTCCTACTGTTGTGTCTCCTGACGGTGGCGCTGCTGAGACTATCCTGACTGCTAAAGTCGGTGGTGGTGTTGGCGTTTCTGAGTCCCTCTCCGTGTACGGTGAGATCTCTGCTGCCTTTGATGACGTGAATAGCTACGGCACTAAGGCTGGTCTGAAGTACCGCTTCTGATCCACTCGTGTGGTGGGTGGGTTGGCAACTTGTACTTCTAATTACTTAACATGACTGCAACGATTGCACTTAAAAGAGATAGTGCCTGGGACCAGTTTTGTGACTGGGTAACTTCTACTAACAACCGTCTTTATGTTGGTTGGTTCGGCGTGCTCATGATACCATGTCTGCTCGCTGCTACCACCTGTTTTATCTTGGCGTTCATCGCCGCACCACCTGTTGACATTGATGGAATCCGCGAACCTGTCGCAGGCTCCCTGCTGTATGGAAACAACATCATATCAGGAGCCGTCGTTCCGAGCAGCAATGCCATCGGACTACACTTCTACCCAATTTGGGAAGCTAATTCACTTGATGAATGGCTGTACAACGGGGGTCCATTCCAACTCACAGTATTCCACTTCCTCATTGGCATCTATGCTTACATGGGACGAGAGTGGGAACTTAGCTATCGACTAGGGATGCGTCCCTGGATCTTCGTTGCTTACTCTGCTCCAGTCGCTGCAGCCACTGCAGTGTTTCTAATCTACCCCTTCGGACAAGGATCTTTCAGTGATGCAATGCCTCTCGGAATTTCGGGAACGTTCAATTACATGCTCGTCTTCCAAGCGGAGCACAACATTCTCATGCATCCGTTCCATATGTTGGGAGTTGCTGGTGTATTTGGGGGTAGCCTGTTTAGTGCTATGCACGGTAGCCTTGTCACGTCTTCTCTTGTTCGTGAAACGACTGAGGACATGTCTCAAAACTATGGCTATAAGTTTGGACAAGAGGAAGAAACGTACAACATTGTAGCTGCACATGGTTACTTCGGACGACTCATCTTCCAATACGCGAGTTTTAACAACAGCAGAAGTCTACACTTTTTTCTGGCTGCTTGGCCTGTTGTTGGTATTTGGTTCGCTGCCCTTGGTGTTAGCACGATGGCTTTTAATCTTAACGGCTTTAATTTTAACCAGTCCCTTCTTGATTCTCAGGGACGTGTGGTTCGTACTTGGGCCGACATCCTTAACCAAGCGAACCTGGGATTTGAAGTCATGCACGAGCGCAACGCTCACAACTTCCCTCTGGACCTTGCTTCTGTTGAGGCAACTCCGGTGGCTCTATCCGCCCCTACCGTAGGTTAATTACAATGCCAAAACCTGATCACAACCCTAGTTTTTTGGAAGGGTTCTTTGGTAAAAAACAGAAACCTGAAAAGAAAAAGAAGCTGCGCCCTGGTGAAGCACTGAAGCGCAACGCAGAGATCTACAAGCACATCGACGAGATGCGCGGTAAATAATTAGAACGCCGTCCGTTCATCCCTCACAAGGGACGCATGAAGTTTGATCATGGAACGGGGGTCAAACACTTGGAGATTATCATGGCTTATCAAGTCACCTACAAGTATCGCGGCGTTTCTTACACAAAAACGGTAGTCCGTTAAAGCGGCATTGGGAGGTGCAAACCCTCCCTTACCTATTGGCGTTGGCCCTTACGAGGACACCCTTCGCCGTCTAGACGGTGGGATAGACCACAATAAAAACTAAATAACTCTGAACGTTCAGAGAGTCGATAACAAAACTCTCTTTAAAACAATGGCTTTTCAATCTTCGGATATGACCGCCGGGCTTACCCGTGGTGGTCAACTTAACGGTACGGGTGACGCCCGTGCTCTGTATCTCAAGCTTTTTAGCGGTGAGATGTTTAAAGGTTTCCAGAACAATACTATTGCTCGGGACCTGATTATGCGCCGTACCCTCAAGGGCGGCAAGTCTCTCCAGTTCATCTACACTGGTCGGACTTCGGCGGAATATCATACGCCTGGCAACAGCATCCTGGGTGACACCAATGGTCGTCCCCCGGTGGCTGAGAAGACTATCACCTGTGATGATCTTCTGATCTCCAGCGCTTTTGTGTATGAGCTGGATGAAGTCCTTTCTCACTACGACCTGCGTAGCGAGATCTCTCGTAAGATTGGTTATGCTCTCGCTGAGAAGTATGACCGTCTGATCTTCCGTGCTATCGCTAAAGGTGCACGTCAGGCTTCCCCTGTCCAATCCGTTGGTACCGGTGCTGATCTGGTGAGCATGGAAGAGCCCGGTGGTACCCAAATTGAAGTGGGTGCAACCGCTGACAAGGCTTTCGACGCCGCTTCCCTGGTTGACGCTTTCTACAATGCAGCTGCTGCACTGGACGAAAAGGGTGTTAGCCAAGACGGTCGTGTGGGTGTTCTGAGCCCCCGCCAGTACTACGCTCTGATCCAGAACATTGACTCCAATGGTCTGATCAACCGTGATGTCCAAGGTACTGCTCTGCAGTCCGGTAACGGCATCATCGAGATCGCTGGTATCAAGATCTACAAGTCCATGAACATTCCGTTCCTGGGCAACTACGGCGTCAAGTACGGCGTGGCTGGTGGTCCTGCCTCTCCCACTAACACTGGTGACTTCGTTGGTAGTGACACCGAGCTGGAAGCTGCTACTAATGCTGAAACCGGCATCAACAACAACTACGGCGCTCAGGATGCCTTCGATGCTTCCTGTGGTCTGATCTTCCAGCGTGAAGCTGCTGGTTGTGTTGAAGCTATTGGTCCCCAGGTCCAAGTGACCAGCGGCGACGTTTCGGTTGTCTACCAGGGCGACGTGATCCTGGGTCGTCTCGCCATGGGCGCTGACTTCCTGAATCCCGCTGCTTGCGTGGAACTGTATGCTGGTGCTTCTGCTGATAGCGCCTTCGGTACTACCTATCCTGCTAACGTCAGCTGATAGGCTTTCAATATTGTTTACGGGAGCTCCTTCGGGGGCTCCTTTTTTTTATTTTGAATTATGCCTGCTCCGTATGCTGCGTCCACAGAACTGGATGCTGTTAATCAAATATTAAGCTCCGTGGGACAGGCTCCTGTCACCACACTCGATCTTCAGAACCCTGAAGTTGCTATTGTTCTCACCACTCTCCGCGAAGTAAACAAACAAGTTCAAGCTGAAGGTTGGAACTTTAACATTGAGCGTGGTGTTAAATTTCCTCCTGATGCATCAACTAAAGAAATTAAATATCCAACTGATGTCCTCCAGTTAGATACTACTACTGCTACTCATCGTGACGAGTACAACCCGGTTCGACGTAATGGTAAGTTTTACGATAAGACAAAACATACGTTTAAATGGGATAAAACTATTGAAGCTGATGTAACTAAACTGTTTGATTTTGAGGACGTTCCCCCTGCTATTCAGCTGTACATTACTGCTAGAGCTGCACGCCTAGCATCTAATAAAATGGTTGGTGATACTACTCTTTACCAACTGCTACAAGAACAAGAGATTCAAACCCGTGCTGCTGCACTGGAGTATGATTGTAATCAAGCTGATCACAGCATCTTCGGTTGGCGAGAAGGTGAGAATTTCTACAATAACTTCCAACCGTTCCATGCGCTGATGAGATGAGCACGATTACCCAACGGATTCCAACCCTTTTGCTTGGCATTTCTCAACAACCAGATAATCTTAAATTCCCTGGTCAGGTAGTAGACGCCAATAATGTCTTTCCTGATTACGCCTTGGGGATGCTGAAGCGACCTGGCGGTAAGTTTGTAGCTAACCTCAAAGGTGCTTCAACTACCGGTAAGTGGTTTTCAATCCTTAGGGATGATCAAGAAAAGTATGTTGGTCAGTACGACGGAAACACTTTTCGTATCTGGAGTTTGATTGATAGTGCTTTAGGTAAAGCTGGTTCTCCCCGTGTTGTAGACATGGGTGATAATACAGGTGTTCCTGGTACCTGTAATTTAACTAATTTACAAACAGATCTAACTGCTTACAATGAAGCTGTTACTACAACTGCTGATGAATTAGAAGATTTGAATGAGTTTGGTGCTGCTTTTGCTGAAGCTAATCTTGGACAAGATGCTGTACAAACTACTCATTTAAAAGTAGCTACAACCTATGACGACATTTACAATCAAACTGTAAAGACTGGTGTTGTCTATGATGACATCCGTTATACTATTACCCGAGAGGTAGAGGGTGGGGATGATATTCTTATTAATACTTATACTTCGGCACCCTTTACTTTTAACGGTACTTATACCCGTAGCGGCACTACTATTACTGTAACGTCGGAGGGTCATGGATTCTCTACTGATAATTACGTTAAACTAGTATTTACTTCCGGTGAAGGTTCATCTGCAACCTACAGAATTACTGTAACTGACGATGATACGTTTACTGTAACCGACGCTATTTCAGGCGCTACCAGTGGTAACGTCACTATTTATGATCGGTATCAGCTAGGTGCTAATCGGACTGATGATTACCCTATTCTAAAACAAAGGGGTATTGAAGTTTATGAGTTGTTGATTCAAACCCCCGCTACCCATACTGCCGCTCAACTGACTACTGCTACTAGTAACCTTACTACAGCTACTACAGATTATAATACTGCTGTATCAGATGAAAGCGATGCAGAAGATGATTATGATACTGAAGTGGCTAATTGTGTAATCACTAGTATTCCTGCTGATGGTTACCTTCATGGTGCGACCGCTGATGACATTGAACTGCTGACAATTAACGACTATACGTTTGTGCTAAATAAAGCACGAGAAACGTCTATGTTGACGGATGCAGCTGATCTTACACCTGATTTACCGCATCAAGCATTTGTTGTCGTTGGTGTAGTTGCATACAACGCTTCTTATATTGTTACCGTAAACGGTACTGACTACACCACTAATACCCCCTCAACTACATCAGGAGCACGGACTGACTCTGGTACTATTGCTACTTCAATCGCTAACGATTTGAACGCAATAGATGGTATTACTGCTGTTCGTGTTGGTCCTGGTGTCTATGTTACCAGTGATGAAGAGTTTACTATCAGCACCAGAGGTGGTAATGTTGAGGATGCTTTGTATGTCTTCCAAGACCAAATCAATGTTTCTGGACGTTTGCCTAATCAGTGCCGTAATGGGTATACGGTAAAGGTTGCTAATAGTGATCAAGTAGATGCTGACGATATGTGGGTTCAGTTCCAAACCTCCGATTACACGGAACAGGATGGAACCTACACTATTACTGGTACTACTGTTACTGTAAATATAGAGGGTCACGGCTTTTTAGATGGAGCAGAGGTGACGCTGAACTTCACTAGTGGTGACGGTAATGATGGTACTTATGAGATCACACTCGTAGATGCTGATTCATTTACTGTAACTGATGCTACTCTTACTACCACTACTGGTGGTAATGTAAGCACTCAGCAGAGCCTGTATGGTCCTGGTGTGTGGGAAGAGACAGTTGGTCCAGGCTTGCAACATCGTATTGACCCCTTGACCATGCCTCACCAGCTTGTACGTCAAGCTAACGGTTCATTTAGTTTTGATCCTATTGATTGGGAAAACCGCTTGGTTGGTGATAACCTGACTAACCCTATTCCTAGTTTTATTGATCAAGGTCAAACTATTAATAACATTTTCTTCTACCGAAACCGTTTAGGTTTTATCTCTAATGAAAATGTTTTCCTCAGTAAGGCTGGTGACTACTTTAACTTGTTTGCAGGTTCTGCACAAGTTGTTGCTGCAGACGATCCTATCGACATTACTGCTACTTCTCAACAACCTGTTAACCTTAACTTTGTTCAACCAGTTAGTGTCGGATTGATCTTGTTTGGTCAGAATGAACAATTCCTGTTGTCTACTGATGCTGATGTTCTTTCCCCAACAACTGCAAAAATCAACACGTTGAGCAAGTATGAATGTGATTCTAATGTTGCACCAGTTTCTCTTGGTACTACTGTAAGTTTTATTTCTAAGACTTTGCTGTGGACAAGAGCTTATGAGCTGAACAACATTCAAAAAGAATCACCTGCTAGTACTATTGAACTGACTAATAATGTAGCTGAACTCATTCCTTCAGACATTAATGATGTCATTGCTTCACCCGCATTGTCTATGATTTCATATGGGCAACTCGGTTCTGACACCTTATACCAATACAGGTATTATCAAAACAACAATCAACGTGTTGCTAATACTTGGTATAAATGGCAGTTAGCTGGTAATCTACGTGAACAGTTCTTCGATGAAACTACGTTCTATGCTGTCTGCGATGACGGTACTAACGTGTTTATTCAATCGTATGACTTGACTCAATCTAGTGAACAAGGGTTCTTGACACTGCCTAGCGGTGAAAAGACTGACGTGTGTCTAGACATGTTTAATGTCAACCCACGGCGTACCTATGATGAGGATGCTGACACAACTAGAATCTTCCTTCCATACGATCACATTGATGGTAAGACGATGAGAGTTGTGCTACTTGGAGGCTTTATTGGCTCTACTATTACAAGCACACAATCAGTTGGGCTTATTCCTGATGAGATTACTGTTGTAACTGATGATGGGGATGTAGATTACTTTGACGTTGATGGTGACTATCGTGGACGTAACCTGATTATTGGTTACCTTTATGATATGACTATTGAACTACCTAAGCTTTACATCGGTAAAACATCTGATAATAACTTTATTTCAGATTCCTCTGCTGATCTTATTCTTCATCGGATTAAAGTTAACACCGGTTTAAGTGGTCCTGTTACTTACAACGTAGATATTACTGGTAAAGATGGTTGGGATAACGTAGTTAATGTTACTCTTCCTAATACCTACAATCTTAACAGCGTGAACCTGTCAGCAACTGCTGAACACGTTGTACCTATTTTCCAACGTAACACTAACTGTAAAATTACCATTAAAGGTAGTACCGCCTTCCCTGTTAGTATTAACAGTCTAACATTTGAAGGTAATTACAATACCCGATTCTATCGTAGATCCTAATGCCTGTATCCACCCCTAGCTTTACAGTTAGACCTGCCACTCTTGACGACATTCCTGTTGTACTGGATAACTTGTTAGACAATAGTTTAGAAGATCTACTCCGATGTAAATTCAATCCAGTGCTAAGCCTTGCTCTCGACATGTCGAACAGTGAGGCTTACCTGGCTTTAACTGAAGACAACAAACCAGCGGCACTGTTTGGGTTTGAGTCTGATTGCTTCTGGATGCATATGTGCAGAGGCATGGAAGAGCATCCAGTGGCTTTTATGAAGTTCGCTAAACGTTGGTTTAACAACCACCGCCCTAAATATCTTTGGAATCACACTGGCATTGAGTACACTCAAGCTATTAAGATGGCAAAGTTTTTTGGGTTTAAAATTCTAAGAGTATTCCCTAGTACTCTGACTTATACTTATTTAGTCGAAATGGCTTTACTATGACAAAGGAGGTATCTTAATGGAACTGTGGGGTACCGCAATTAGTGCCGGTTTAAGCGGTATTATGGGTATGCTTGGCGGGAACGCTAAGGCAGACCAAATGGCGGCACAGCAAGCGGCGGGTATCTATAAAAACCAGCTGAGCATTGCTAAAACTCGAATGATGAACGAGTACAGGCAACAAGCTTATCAACGTCAAGTTGATCGGGTACGTGCACAGATGGTGGAAAACTTCAAAGCAGCTAACTCATCTTGGCAAACTGAACAAGCTAGGCTGCAAGAGCAGTTCTTAGGTTTCAGTGATCAACGGCAAGCACTGATTAAACAGTTGATGCAAGCCGAAGGTTATGCTGCAGCAACAGAGACGTATGGTCGAAGTGCTGATAGAGCTATTGCCTTGGCAACAGCTGCTCAGTTTGGTAATAGTGAGGCACGCCTTGCATTGACTGAACAAAGTGCTGTTCGTCAATCTGCTCGAAACATGGGCAAGATTGCTGGGCAAGCTTATGCTGCTGATATGCAAGCATACGGTAGCATTCTTGAAGGACCGATCCCTGAAATGGCTGAAACTGCTTACCAAGGTAGTGGTTTCAATTATGGTCTCAATAGTGCATTGTCTATTGGTCAAGGTTTGATTTCAGGTGCTCAAATGGGTCTTCAGATTGACAAGAGCTTTGCTAAAAAATGAAACTACCAGAAATTACGCAAATAGCGTTTGAAGGGTCGGCTCAAGCGTCACCCTTTCAACCAGTTCAAATCCCTGATCCTAACCCTAGGCTTCAGGCTAATCTAGCTACTATTGCTCAAAGCTTCTCTAATCTTCAGACTTCTGGAGTTCAGCAATATAAGCGGCAAGAGATGCAAGCGAAGCAGATGGAGCAACTTTACGAATTTGCACCTAAAGCTATCGAGAGTATCTTTAAAATTCAGGATGACATTCGGGAAGCATCTGCCAAAGCATTCTCTGCTCAGGCTTTGCTTAACGCTGATCCTGTCAAACTTAAAGAAGCCCTATCTGCTCAAGCTGAACGTAATAGAGAACTAACTCCTGAACAGCAAAGAGAGCGTGATGCTTTGGTTGCTCAAGAAGGTAGAGAAATTAGCAAAGAACCCGGTAACTCTGAACTTGCTAGTTTGTTTGTTGGAGCAGTTGGTAAAAGGAAGAAGCATCTTGATATTGGTCTTGCTAAAATGATGGGAACCATTCTACCTGAATGGGTTCAAGAACAGCGCAAGAGTAATTCAGGTCAGATGTACCTCCCTCAACTGGGTGTATCAGTTACCATTAACGATCAAAACCTTCCACCTACTACCGCTGAAATGGTTAGGCAGCAGCTTATGAAGTCTGCTATGGGTATTGATGATATTTCTGGTAACGATTCCATGGATCTAGGTATCTTTGCAGAACATGCTATCCCGCTTGTTCGGCAGAATATGCTGCAGATTAAACAGCGTGAAGATCGTACCTGGCGTTCTACTAATGGTCATAATCAACGCATGGATCTCATCCGTAAGTATCGGAATGATCTAGGGCAAGAGATGACACCAGAAGATCGTGGTAAAGCTCACACTACCTTTATCACTGCTATGGCAGCTACTTACCCTATTAGTGGTGAGGATAGAGGTATTGGTGAAGCAGTTGCTTTGAGTGAATACGAAAAGGCAATTGATGAATCCGTTCTTGCTGGGGAACAATTTAACGTCGAAGCATACGGCGAAATGGTTGTCGGACCTAAAGGTGAAAAACTTAAAGATTACAACTCTGGTCACTTCAATCGTGTCAAAGCTTCTGTAATCGAAAAAGAAAACAGAGAGTTTTCTAATAGGATGGGCGCTCGACAAAGGAGCGTCAAGGAACAAGTTATTAGTTATCTTCAACACATTAAAGAAAACGAAGGTGAAGTTACCTTTGAACAAGGTGCTGCTCAAGTCCGCCATTTAACTGATCTAGCCGCCGCTGCAGGTTTAAGCCCTGCTCAAGCCGGTATTGATCAGATTCAAGGTCAGTTGCTGATGTACGGTGAAGGATCGTCTGAACGCCAAGCTTTGATTGCTAGTGCTCAAGCAGATGATATGAATGGTACTCTGTCCCTAACTCATCCACTGTTTGCCACTGCTCTTGGACGTACACACCCACTGTATGCGAAAGCTAAGCAGAACGACGCTAACAACCTGACCGAAGAACACAAGAGCTACAAAGACGTTATCACTGATATTGTCTCTGCACAACTTGGTTCTGCTAAAAACCTGTACGGTGAACTGAAAGGTGTTGGTGGGCAGATTGTTAACGAAATCTACGCTCGAGATCTTTCTAACTTTAACCGTGATTTGGAAGCGGCAGGTACTCCTGAGGAACGCCGTCAAGTCCTGGCTAGCTGGACTAAGCGGAAGACTGAGGAACTAAACAAAGCTTTTGCTACCGGTTCTGGAAACCTGTTGGAACTTGACGCTAACAAACGTCCCTTCCGTTGGTACAATCAAGCCGAGCAGGCTGGTACTAAAACCGAACAGATGACCAATCAACTTGCTCACATCGTTGGTGTGGCTAAGTCTGGTGGTAATGTCTATTCGGAAATACAAAACAATCCGTCTAGTGTTGTTGCACGTGATCGTGCTTTGACTGACATGGGTAAGTTACTTAGTGGTCAACCTATTGGTGATTTCTATGCAGTTGCTCGTGAACAGATTAACAAAGCAGCCGGAAAAGAAATTATTAAAAGCGACGTGGATTTACTTTCAGCAATTTACCGGTCTTATGAACCTAATTCATTTGACGCCAAACAAATTGAACAGGCTGTTCGGCTGCGTGACCAGCTCCCTGCTGCTCAAAAGAACTTCTTTGATCGCCGTTTAAGAGGTGAATACGCTAACCCTAACGCCGCTATTCTAACTAGCAATCAATCAACTCGTGCTGGGTTTGAAGGACGTATTCCTCCTGTGGCTGGTGTTACTAGCAGCATTCCTCATCCGTTAAACCGTCAACCTGGGTACACTCTTCCTAATATTACTCCCCTTGCTGGTCAATCTAAAGGGCGTCTGACAGGTCTTCCTGCGGATGCTTACAAGTGGCTAGCCTACGGAGCAAGTGGTGAAGCTGGTCCTGGTGATGACATCTATGGTGTGGCTGCTTCTATTATTAATAGGTTTGCAGAAGGTCGTGGCAGCATTCAAGCTATTGTCACTAACCCTCGTCAGTACGAAGCTGTTAAGAAAGGTACCGCCAGGTTTAGACCTGACATCGAAGCTAAGTTCAACTCTCCTGAGGGTCAAGCTAAACTTGTTGAAGCTCTTATGCGTCTGCAAGGCAGAACTGATTTCAAAGGACGGGCTCTGTATAAGAATGCTGGACGTTCCGATGTCTTGTTTGATGAGCGTGGTAACTTCTATCACCACCCTGAAGAAAGAGCTAAAGGTGATGTGTACTCTGGACCGCCTAAAAACGCCTGGAGAAAGTTTGTTACAGGAATCTAAATTATGGAATTTCAACTTAATATCCCAGATCTAGATGAACTGGAACAAGAACAACCTGAGGCTGTCGAAAAGATAGTCCAGCAGATTCCTCCAGAGGAGACTGAAACACCTGCTGCTCCACAAGCAGAACAGCCAGAAGGTGCTCCTGCTAGTTCTGAATACCAAACACCAGAGTGGTTGAAACCTTTTCGTGGAGGACTGCCTGGTGAAGAGCGTGGTACCCTTGGTACTATTATGGATGCCTTGGCTGCTCCTTCAGCTGGTCTTAACGATTACGTTATAGACGAGTTGAATAAACTTCCTTTTGTTAATATGAGGAAGCAGTCTAAGTTTACTAATGACGCTGTGCAAGCCACCCGTGAGTTATCGTCTTTGCTTACTCCCTTCATTGGTCTGCGACGCACTGCTATGAAAGCTGGTCGTGGTTTACAAGCTAAGGTAAAGCATCCGTTGGGTGAGAACCGAATGATGAAGTACTTTGCCGAAATGGGCATTGATACTGGTGTCGGTGCTTATGTTGATTACACCAACGTTCTCAACCAATATGACGACAACTTTACTGGTTGGCTGAAGAAGAACTGGCCAAAAACCTGGGCATTTATCCCGTCTGACTGGGCAACCGTTGACGGTGAAAGTCCTGATATGTTCCGTACAAAGAACATTATGGAAGGTGTTCGGTTTGGTTTCTTTGGTAGTGTTCTTGGTTCTGCTATTAAACTTGGACGTAATCTTAAGGGACTTAGCAATACTACTTCTTACGTCTTTGATTCTGAGTCTGCTGCTGCTAAATTTGCACCTAAGGCTGAGCCTGAAGATGCGATGGATGTAGCCGAAACTATGGCTGCAAACGCTCAGAAGTACGAAGAAGCGTTGAATGAGATGGGTGAACTTAACCTATCTAAGAATCCGAACCCTGAGGTGCCCCTGAAAGGCGTTCACGACGGTTTTGATGACGTTCAGGTAGCAACCCTCCCCGTAGATGATATGGGCATTGTAGGGGCTTCTGTGGACGCCGTACGCATTGCAGATAACAACGGCACAATTCATGGTCGTCTCCGTAACATGGTCTCTGAACCTGCTATGGAAGTTGGTCTTCAAGGTGATAACCTGGCTAACCGTGAAGTGGTCAAAGCTTTGAAAGCTGAACTAGAGTCTGCTGGTAACTACAGCGTTAAACTGCCTGACGGTACTCCGTACAACATGGCACGTATTAACGACGAAGGTGCTCGATTGGCAGAAGCTCTGGTGGATCCCCGCATGGAGCCTGGTTCTATTTCAATGCTGCTCTCTGAGTACACTAATGTCTACAACCGTCTTGGTAAAGAAGTGCGTGGACTGAGTGATGTTGGCATGAGTGCTGCCCGTCAAGCTTTGAAGAAGTACACTGATGACTTCATCAACATGGATGCAGTCAAAGCTCAAGCTTACTTTGTTTCTTCTCTTGCTGGTCAAGTCTCTGACATTGCAGAAGGTGCACGTTTGATTGATGAGTTTGACGCTGTTGAACGAGCTAAGGAGCGTATCCTTGACCGTATGCAGTACATTGTTGGTGAAACTCTTTTTGCTAAGAAACTTCGTAATCAATCGACCAAAGCTCTTGGTGAGATTCAACGCCGTCGGGACAACCCTGAACTGCTGAAAGAAGCCGCTGAAGCTGCAAACCTGAGTGCTGAACGTGCTGCTAAAGAGTCTGCTGAACACGCTACTCAATTCCGCAACACTCTTCAAGAGATTGCTGAGAAGCGTCCTGAGTTCTTCAAAGTTCTCATGGAAGCGTATGAAGTAACTGACGGTAGTATCGACAGTATGCACAAACTTAACACCTATGTGTGGGAAAAGCTTGGTGCTATCAACAAGTTTATTTGGGATGAGAATCCTGGTATTCCTAACGAGATTGTCCAAGGACTTCGTGGTAACATCTACAACGCCATGTTGACTGGCACTATGGCACCTGCTGGCGCTTTGGCTGGTAACAAAGTTGGTTTGTTGGAAAAGCCTATCACTACTTTGATTGGCGCTGCTGCTCATGGTGACATTGCTACGATTCGTCGTGGTTGGCACATGTACAACGCTGTCTTTGAATCCTTTGGTTTGGGTCTAAAACACGGTGCTAAGATGTTCTGGAAAGCTTCTAAGAACGTCTCCCCGATGGATGCAGCTACGCGTGAAGACTTTATTACTAAGTCCGATGAACAGCTGAGGCTTCTTAAGTCTTTTGCTGATGCAGCTGCAGCTAGCGGTGAAGAAGGTGCTCTTGGTATGTATTACATTGCCGAAGCTCTTCATGGTATGTCCTACAACCCGCTTCTTCGTCTTGGTCCTAACTCCATGATTGGATTGGACGGTATGGTGTCTGCAGTTATCGCTAACGCTGAAGCTCGTGCTGGTGCATATGACAAATGGATAGATTCTGGTAAGAAGCTTGACGCTGCTGCCATGAAGAAAATCCAAGATGATATTTATGCAGATAGCTTTGATGCTGAGGGGATGCTTAAGGATAAAAAAGTTGAGTATCAGACTCGTGAACTTACCCTTAACTTGGATAGCGATGGCGTCCGTGCCTTTAACAACCTGTTGAACCAAAACCCCTGGATGAAGACTCACATCTTCTTCCCCCGCACCTTGGCTAGTGCTGTGTCTGCCTTTGGCGAACGCAGTCCTATCACCTTGTTTATGAACGACTACAGGAAGCTTGTTCTTCCTTATGGTTACAAAGACTTTACCCAAGAAGAGATTGCGTCAATCATGTCTGCACGTGGTCTTCCTCCGACCAAAGTAGAATTTGATAAACTTCGTGCTGAAGTTCGTGGTAGGGTTTACCTTGGTACTGCTTTGATGTATAAAGCCATCGATATGTGGCGTCAAGGCAGGCTGCGTGGTGATGGTAATGCTGATGCTGGTAGACAGCGTACCCGGAACCAGCTTGGTTGGAAGCCTGGTACTGTTCTAACTGATCAGGGTAACTGGGTTAGCTTTGACTGGCTTGGTCCTCATGCTCAGTGGTTCAAACTGACTGCTACCTTCCTGGACAACTTCTTTGATGATATTGATCCTGTCAGCGCTGAGAACTTCCTTGCTAAGATGACCTTTGTCATGGCATCTGGTTTCAAGAACCAGTCCATGTACGCAGCCGTTGAGCCCATGCTTGACGTGTTGGATGGTAATGAAGTACAGATGAATCGTTGGGCAGCTAACTTCACCAGCAACTTGGCACCTTTGTCTGCTGTTCGTAAGCAGTTTGGTGACATCATGTATCCCGGTCTTCGGGTCATGGAGAATGACTTTAAGAGCTTCTTCCTAAATCGTAACCGGTTCCTGCCTGGTGCTAAGGAAATGCCTAACCTGCCTGACTGGTTTGAAGGTCAGCCTGTTGGTTATCCTGAAGACCCGTATGTCCGTTTCAACAACGGTGCTTTCCCTTGGAAAGTATATGATGGTGAAATCTCTGAGGAACGTCAGTATCTGATGGACATCGGTTGGGATCATCGTCCTATCTTTGAAAAAGGTGAGAACGGTGTTGAATATACAGTCGATGAAAAGCGTGACTTGTATGCAGCTCTTGGTAACAATCGCATCTTTAAAGGTGAAGTCACTAAGATTATGAATCGGATTCCTTCTAAAACATTTATTGAACAACTAAAAGCTCAACGAGCTGATGGTTCTCAAATTGATGCCAAACTGTTCTATGATGTTTATGGCGATCTGAATGCTGCTGCCCGTCAAGCTAAGAAAATGGCTCTTGAAAGCCTGGAACCTAAAGTTCTTAGGGACATCAGGATTCGTGAGATGCAGGCACTTGAAAACATTAAGGCACAGAAACGTGGCGAACGACCACCTTATGATGCCACTAACATGACCAATCGTTAATCCACCCATTCCCTTTTTTAACTATTTAGCGTAATGGCTGTTAATCCTGAAAATTTCTTTGATGGGGATGGTTCGACTGTTCTATTCCCTTTTACATTTGAATACCTAGACGAGTCTGACGTTAAAGTCAGTGTTGGCGGTACCGTACAGACTCAAGATACCGACTATACTTTTGCCAACGCTACAACTATTCAATTTACTTCTGCTCCTGCCGAAGGAACAGATAATGTCCGTGTTTATCGTGACACCAACGTTGATGAGCTGAAGTCTACGTTTTTCGCAGGCTCAGCCATCCGCGCTTCTGACCTTAACGATAACTTGACTCAGAACAACTATGCTGTTCAGGAGATCAAGGCATACACTTGGGACAGCGAAACGGCAACTGTCCACAGTAATGAAAATTGGGTTAGTTCTGACGAGCAGATTGCTACCACCGCCGCTATTGATGCTCGGTTCTTTAATGATACCACTGAAACTATTCAAAGTGGTGAAGTTTGGGCAAACAATGATACCACGATTGCAACTACTGCTGCGATTGATGATTACATTGATGAAGTCATCACGAATGACATCGCTGGTTCCGACGGTGTGTCCATTACAGATGACGGTGATGGAACAATCACTATCGGTCTAGATGATAATTCTATTGATTTTGCTAAAATTCAAGACAACGATATTATCACCCAAGCTGAACAAGATGCTAGCTCACCGGCACCGGGAGATTCTAATATCTTTACTGCATCTGCTGCGGCACGTCGTTTTGATACTCTTGTCCAAACTGATACTCCTGCTGGCTCTGCCTGGGAAACTGGTAAAACTTGGTATCAGAATGATGAAGACAAAACCGTCTTTGTTTGGGATGGTTCTGAGTGGGATGCTATTACTTCTGGTGGTGCTTTCACTCGTCTTGATCAAGTCATCTATGTTGACGCTACTAACGGTAACGATGACAATAATGGTCACCGTATTAGTACTCCTAAGAAGACCATTAAGTCTGCGTTGGCTGCTATCAACTCCGACGCTACTTACGGAGACGGTAGCACCATTCTAGTTGCTCCTGGTGTCTATCAAGAAGAAGCACCTCTTGACATTCAAAAGAAAGACGTTGCTATTATTGGTGCGTCTGTTCGTAACGTTATTGTGCATCCTACTGCAGCTACTGAAACCAACAGCTTGTTCCGTGTGAACAGCGGTTCGTACCTGCAAAACATGACGTTTACTGGTATGAAGGCTAGCGGTACCCGTGGTGACACTGGATCGTTGTGGGAAGATGCTACCTACGGTTTGCCACCTACTCAGGGTTGGAACGTTTCGTTCTATCCTGATGCAATGATCTATAAGTCTCCGTACATTCAGAATTGCACTAACTTCTCTGACTCGGAGATTGATAATGATGATCTAGCTTTCTACACAGGTGATTCCGACAAAGGTCGCGCAGGTGACCTTGATTCTGCGCCTACTGGTGGTGGTCTGCTGATTAACGGCGCTACCGTTCACGAAGATTCTCCTCTTCGGTCTATTGTTGCTGACAGCTACACGCACGTTGGTTTGGATGGTCCTGGTATCTTTGTGACTAACAACGGTTACTGCCAAGTCACAAGCTCCTACGCCTTCTTTAACCACTTCCACATTGCTTGTATCAATGGTGGTCAGGCAAACCTTGCTGCGTCTACCACTGACTTTGGTCGTTACTCGTTGGTTGCTGACGGTCGTTCGACTTCTGCAATCTTTACTGCTACCACGTCTGCAGAAGCAACTGATGGTTCTACTACGTTTACCATTGGTACCCCTACTGCCGGTGCTGATTGGCACGGTTCTGCTACCCGTCCTCAAGACAACATGCTTGTGGATATTGGTGGTAACACCTACCCTGTGTTGAGTGCTACGGCTAATGGTACTGGATGGGACGTTACTATTTTGCGTCCTAATGCCAATGACCGTACTCAAAACCTTGGTCTTGATGGCACTGTTGCGAGTGGTTCTGCTGTTTCGTTCTTCCTTCGTTCCATGGTCGCTTCTAGCGGTCACACGATGGAATATGTCGGTTCTGGTACTAACTACTCTGCATTGCCTGGAAACGGTGGTGTGCCTAATGACGATAATCAGGTTATTGAACTTAACAACGGCGTAGCAGTAAATAATACTTCTACGTTTGGTGGTAAAGTTTGGGCAGCTATCACTGACCACAACGGTACGTTTAAAGTTGGCGACACCTTTGAGGTTAACCAGCAAACTGGTTTTGTCAGTATTCCTGGTGGTGCTCTGTCTGTTAATAAACTGCTAGATACTCTAGATACTAATAACAACCCTATTCAAAACGACAGCGGTACTAGCGTTGATATTAATGATGATCTGCAAATTCAAGGTGGTAATACGCTGTTGTTTGCTGATGATGATAACAGCAATACGTTAGGATTTACTGCTCCATCTAACATTACTGCTGATGTAACATTTACCCTTCCTGATGGGGATGGTAATCCTGGTGAAGTACTGTCTACTGATGGTTCTGGTACTTTGTCGTGGAGTTCTTCTAGTGCGGTTGTAGACCGTATTATTGAAGGTGATACNNAACGGCAATGACGATTGATAATAACCAAGATGTTACTATTAATCAGGATTTGACTGTTAGCACTAATGCTACTGTTACTGGTGATTTAACCGTTGACACCGACACCTTGTTTGTTGATGCCAGCGAAAATCGCGTCGGGGTGGGCACTACGAGTCCTGCACATACGCTTGAGGTAAACGGACAGCTCCAGGCTAAAGGTCAATTTTATTTAACAGATGGTTCATCTAATGACATCCTGCGAATTACAGAAATAGCTGCAAGGGATGTGCGTTTTGACGCGTACAACGGTACAGACTTCAATGGAACTATTAGGCTTGGCGCTCAAACGCTTGTAGCAGAAACAGGTACTGGAGGCAGCATAACCGAACGCCTGCGCATCGACTCCTCCGGGCGTGTAGGCATAGGGACTAGTTCGCCTGCAGGCACTTTGAATGTCCAAGGGAGTACTGCAGCACCATCGCTGACTTATGACACTGCCAATATTGCAAACTTTGATGCAGGAACTATTCAATTAGCGTTAGGCGTCCATAATGCTGCGCCTTTTGGAGCGTATTTGCAAGGAAGAGATACAGGAGATGGTTCCCGAGTAATAAGCCTTAACCCTGCCGGAGGCAACGTAGGGATTGGCACTACTTCGCCTGCCACAAAATTACACGTGGCGGACGGAGATTTAGTAGCAGATTACATACTGCGAGCGGATACATCTTATGTTTCTATAGATGCCAATCAAGGCGGTACAGCCGCTGCGCCAGCCTTAATTGTTTCTGGTGACGCTGATACAGGGTGGTATAGACCAGCGTCAAATACAATTGGTTTAAGCACCGCTGGCTCCGAACGCCTCCGCATCGACAGCTCGGGTCGCCTCTTAGTTGGCACGTCTAGTAGTACTGTAATTAACGGCGATTCATACAGAACTCAGATTGTTGCATCTGACGCTTCAGCAGGTTTAGGTATTACCCGGACAACAGATAGCGTCGCTGGACCATACTTTTCACTGGTAAAATCCAGAAATGGAGCAATTGTCTCTAACGGAGATACTCTTGGTCAAATCCAATTTATTGGACACGACGGCACTGATTTCAATACAGCTTCCGCCATGATTGAAGCAAGGGTAGACGGAACCCCTGGCGCTAACGATATGCCAGGACGCCTAGTGTTCCTTACCACTGCGGATGGCGCGTCTTCTTCGACGGAGCGGCTTCGCATCAATTCTAACGGAGCTTGGGGTATTGAAGGTGCTAACTACGGCACCGACGGTCAAGTCCTTCAAAGCAATGGTGATGATGCTCCGACTTGGAGTGACCGGGTTGGTGCACTTGCTGTTCAAGATACAAGCACTAACACGTCTACCGAGTATTTCTTTACCAACATTCCAACGTGGGCACGTGTTATTTTTATTAATTTCCACGAAACAGGTTTTGCTGCTTCACAAGATCTTAAAGTTGAACTTGGTAGTGATGGTACATATTACGACACCGGTTATCGCAGCAACTCTGTTAACCAAGCGGGATCTGCCAGCAATTATAGGACTGATTGCTTTGTAGTTGACAGTATAGGTACCAACAACGTTCTTGCTGGTCAGATGGTTTTGACTAACTTAAGGCGTCGAACAGGTTCTGTTACTGGACTTTGGTCTGAAAGCCATTCGCTGATGGACACTGCTAATAGTGGTGCTACTAGACAAGGCGGCGGTACCTTTGAGAACGCCACTACTAACGGTGACATTGACTGTATCAGAGTTTCTAGTACATCTACCAATTTTGACGAAGGTCGTATTTCTATCACTTATATCTAATTATGGGTAACTCAATTAACGTACAAACCGGCGAAATCACCACACGAGTGAAAACCGCTGAAGAGATTGCAGCACATGCTGCTTACATGGAAAACGAATACCCTGCCGATTGTCTTCGTTGGCTTCGCAACCGCCGTAATGAGTTACTTGCTGAAACGGATTATCTTGCACTTTCTGATGTTACTATGACTGATGAAATGCGTACCTATCGTCAAGCACTCCGCGATCTACCGGCTAACACTGCTGATCCGGCTAACCCAGTTTGGCCGGTTAAACCATCCTAATTTTATTTACTAATGGCTACTACTTTTACTTGGAAAGTTGCAAACCTTGACCGCACTACTGCTGACGGCAAGGTCAACACTGTTCACTACACCGTTACCGCAGAAGACGGCACCTATTCTTCGGGTGCCTACGGTTCTCTCGGTTTTGACGGTGAAGTGACCACTCCCTACGCTGATCTGACTGAAGAAGTTGTGGTTGGCTGGGTCAAAGATCAGTTCGGTGCTGAGAAAGTTACCGAGATTGAAGCAGCACTTCAAGCTCAACTGGATGAGCAAGCTGCACCGACTAAGGCTTCTGGTAAGCCTTGGTAGTAAACTTTACCTTTTAAGAACAATGATTGCACTTATCCGTCCCGTACTGATGTCGTTCCTTAACAGCGACAAAGTGAAGCGATTGATTGTTGACCTGCTCCGCAAACTGGCTGAGCAATCTGATAACACTGTCGATGATCAAGCTGTTGATTTCATCGAGCGTGGTCTCTTTGGTGGCTGATGGACTTGGGAGCACCGCCGGTACTGCCGGTTCTACGGCTCCCTGATGCCCCTGTACTACCCCGTCCGGTACTGGAGGTACCACGAGCCACTTTACCCACCTACAAGCCGCTTGTAGTGCCTCCTAACGACCTTCGACCGCCTCCGGGTGTACGGGGTACAGCACAATCGGACGAAGAAAAGGAAAAGGAGGAGAAACCAGCACCTAAACCGGTAACTCCTCCGATCCCTAAGGTACCTGAAGTACCACAAGTTCGTTACGTTGACATACCGGGTACAGATCTTACTGTTCCGCTACCGAGTAACGAAATTTTAGCTACGGCTACAACGACAGCTACTGTCTCAGTTGCAGCCACCCTTACAGCTACTGCAGTCTTTAAAAGGACAGTTAGCGTCTTGAAACCAATTATCAAGAAACTGCTAACCAAAAAGAAAAATGCACAAAACAAAGAGCTTCCTGAATGAGTTCTTTAGTGAAATCGTTAAGGCACTTGTGCTCGTGTGGAGTGCTGGTGTACTGACAGCTTCCTACATGGGAATGTTGCAGAAGATGGATCCCACTTTTGTAGCCAGTTTGCTTAGCGGCACACTTGCTTCCTACGGGATCAGTCGGATGGACACCAAAAAATCTACTTCGGAGCCACCTAAATGAAGAAACTACTTCTATTGCTGTTGTTGGCTTCCCCTGCAGCAGCTCAAACTGTTACCCCACAGTTCACCCAGGGGTCAATGCAATCCACTACTACCACCACACAAACCATCACTGAGACCATTGCAACTGAGGTTTATGGTGGTGCATACTCATCATGGTCTGGAACAAACGTAACCCCAAGTGGGGACATCACCGATTCTTCGACTACTTGGTCGGTAACAACTGCAGGAGAACAGTTTCAACTGGAGACTGTGACACGAGCAGCAGGAGTTGTCGAAACAATCGACATCACCCGCGACATCGAAACTACCTCTACTACTACTTCGCTTTCTGTCTTCTCGCAGTAGGACCGGTTAAAGCCGATGAACCACAAGTTAACAACACAGCAAATCCCATCGCAGCGGCTACAGGTAACGTAACGAATCAAGCTGTTCAATTCCAGAATAACGGTGCTCCAAGTAGACAACAGTTTACCGGCGGTAACTCGTGTAACGGAACGACAATGACAGTATCTCCATTTTACATGGGTAATGATACGTTGCCACAAGGCTACACCCGCAATAACAATTACGGTATGCAGCTTAATTTCTCCGTACCTTTGGATGGAGGAATGATTGAGCAATGCAAAGCGATTGCTAAACGGCACGAAGAGAAGCTCCGACTTGACTATGAGTTAGTTCGAGCACTTAAGTGTACTGAGATTATGAAGGCAGGATTCACCTTCCGTCCTGGATCTCGCGTTGAAGTGTTGTGCCACGATATTGTGCCAATTGTATCACTTCAAAAAGAATGATGGAAGCCGCTGTTTCGGCTGCTGTGGCGGTGTTCGCCGGTCTTGCAGCAGTAACAAACCGCCTACACAACAGAATAAATACAGTCCACTCACGTATCACTGAGATGGACCGTCGTATTGATTCGGTTGAACTCCGTATGGCAACAGAGTACGTGTCTAAGACCGATCTTAAGGCACTACTTAAGCGTATGGAGGATCACATGGTCCGAATCGAAAACAAATTAGACCAAATCGCACTGAGAAATGGCTAAGAAAAAAGCAACTGAGGATCAGTTTAACGAGCTTCACAACCTTGTTACTACTGAGTTCCTCAATCGCATCAAATCCGGTGAAGCCTCTACGCAAGATCTTAAAGCTGCGTGTGACTGGCTTGCCAAAAACGACATTAGTGGTGTTGCCATGGAAGGTAACCAACTAGACAAACTGGCAAGTGTCTTGCCTACTATTGATCCAGAACTAGTGCAGCGGAGGTTGTATGGCTCGAAAGTCTAAATACAGCGGACCAAAGTACGCTAACGGTAACTACAAATCGTATCAAAAAGACTACGATGGTACCGATGAGCAAAAGAGCAAGCGTGCAGCGTTGAACAAAAAGAACCGTGAACTCGGTACCTATGGTAATGGAGATGGTAAAGATGTTGCCCACACTAAAAGTGGTAAAACACGTCTCATGATCCAAGGTAAAAACCGTGCTGCTAATGGGCATGGTAAACGCTCACGTTACGCATGACACCGCTACTTCCCAGTCCTGATCACTACCTGCAAAATCTAATAACCATGACTAGCCCTGAAGCGAAACGACTATGGCGACGTGCCATTAAGGAACACTTCAACTGTCAATGTGTCTATTGTGGAGAACACTATGAATTATCTGAACTTACTCTTGATCATGTTGTACCTCGTTTTTCTGGAGGACAGACAATCACAAGAAACTTGGTTCCATCCTGCAGGAAATGTAATCAGAACAAAGGAACGAATAACTGGCTCACGTGGATGAGGCAGACTTTTGGCATTACGCCTAGAGAACAACTTATTTTATCGCATATTAAATGAACGATTATGAGATTGGTTTAGAAGATAGGAAAACAGGTAAGCGTTGGGCTGGTGAAAACTACGGCTGGCAATCTCAAAAAAGTTTTGAAAAGCTGTATGTTCAAGGTAAACTAAATCCAGCCCAACAACAAATTGATCGTATTACGTCTAGTGTAACACGAGCAGTTACCGATGACCCTATCATCGGACCTACTATTAAAGCAGTTCAAGGTGGGTTGAGAACAGTTTACACTGCCTTACCTCAACCTGTTCAACAAACGGTAGCCAAAGGTGTAGAATTACAGCAAACTGCAGCTGAAAACATTGCAGCGGCAACTGGATTGCCTGTAAGTGTGACTGATCCATTTACTATTGCAGATATTGCAACCGGTGGAGCAGCAGCTTTGGGCAGTAAAAGTGTGCGTCAAGCAGTCAAAGGTGCAGCTAAAGACCTTATGCCGCCGCCTGGACCTCCTGTTTCACCTAGTATGGTTCCGGCTTTAGCTGGAGGAGGTGGTGGTCTTAAATTAAACTTTAACCAAGCACCTGCAGTACCAGAGATGCCTCAGGTAATGCCTTTGACTATCACTAAACCAGAACGCCTTGCGCCTGGTATACGTGAAGGAATTGCTAAAGAACCTGAAATTGCTAAACAACTTACTAAACGTGCTGGTGACGTTCTTAAACAAGAGAACAGATTGGTAACATGGCGTGAGTTTGGCGGACCACGTGCTGCTAAAAACATCAAAAAAGCTCAAGCTGATGTGTACAGTAAAAAGTCTACAATGCCTCAGTTAGTACAAGACGATCCGATTGCATATCGGGTTGCTGAGTACAAAGACGCAGCTAAAATTAACTTAGAACAGCACCACCTGTTTACTAAAGCACAATCTTCTGCTTTTGTAGACCGTATGCAAGAACTTATTGAAAAAAATATTGCCGATGCCGATGATTTGGTGGCAATGGGTGAGTATGCTAAGCATTTAGGTGCTGCCATGGGAGATGTAAACTCCAACATGTTTAATATGCATACAAAACCACACAACATTTTCCACACTAAAATGCGTAAAGCTGGTCAGGAAGTTAAACCTGATGTGCTTATGCAGCAATTACGGAAAGCTAAAAACGCTGATGAGTTGATGGACATGTTCCATGACTATATTGTGGATAATGTTTTACCCAACAAAAAAGCTGCTAAAGAAGCACAAGCTGCTTGGGAAATTGCTAATCCAGAACTGTACGGGGCGACAAAAGCCAGTGCTATGGACATTTTTATTAAAGAACTACGTGAAAGAGGCGCTTAATGAACACCCTAGACCTGCTTAAAGACGACTTCAAACTATTTTTGCAGGCTTTGTGGGCTCAACTTGATTTACCATCTCCTACTCGTGCTCAGTACGCTATTGCGGACTATCTACAGTACGGACCGAAACGTCTACAGATTCAGGCGTTTCGTGGGGTTGGTAAATCTTGGATTACTGGCGCTTTTGTCCTTTGGACTCTCTTTAAGGATAACGAAAAAAAGATCATGATTATCTCTGCGTCTAAAGAACGTGCAGATAACATGTCTATCTTTCTTCAGAAGCTGATTATCGAGACTCCCTGGCTGAATCATATGCAACCTAGCGATGATTCGGCTCGGTGGTCTCGTATTTCTTTTGATATTAAGTGCCCACCCCACCAAGCCCCCTCAGTTAAGTCTGTTGGTATCACCGGTCAGCTCACGGGTAGCCGTGCAGATTTGATGATCCTGGACGACATTGAGGTTCCCGGAAACAGCATGACTGAGCTGATGAGGGAGAAACTTCTACAACTTTGTACTGAGGCAGAATCTATCCTTACTCCAAAAGAGGATAGTAGGATTATGTACCTTGGTACTCCACAAACAGTTTTTACTATCTACCGTAAACTTGCAGAACGTAACTACCGCCCCTTTGTTTGGCCTGCTCGTGTTCCTCGTAAGCTCTCGAACTACGAAGGACTCATCGCTCCCCAGCTCCAGGAAGACATCGACCAAGGTGCCGATCCGTGGAGCGTAACTGACCCGGATAGATTTGACAATGAAGACCTTATCGAACGTGAAGCGTCTATGGGACGCAGCAACTTCATGTTGCAGTTCATGCTGGACACAAGCCTCAGTGATGCTGAAAAGTTCCCACTCAAGATGGCTGATCTTGTCGTCACCAGTGTTAATCCTAAGTCCGCTCCTGATAGCGTCATCTGGTGCTCAGATCCTCAAAACGTCATCAAAGACCTCCCTACTGTCGGGTTACCTGGAGACTATTTCTACTCTCCAATGCAGCTCCAAGGAGAGTGGGGTCCTTACACCGAAACAATCTGCTCAGTTGACCCATCGGGTCGTGGCGCTGATGAAACGACAGCAGCTTATATCTCCCAACGAAACGGTTATTTGTACTTGCACGAGATGCGAGCTTACAGAGACGGATACTCAGACAATACGCTTCTGGACATTCTAAGAGGTTGTAAGAAGTTAGGAGTAACTAAGCTAGTTGTGGAGACTAACTTTGGTGATGGTCTCGTAGCTGAGCTATTTAAAAAGCACATCATCCAGACACAACAAGCTATAGACGTAGAAGAGGTACGTGCTAATGTCAGAAAAGAAGACCGTATTATTGATGCCCTTGAGCCTATCCTTAATCAACATAGGCTTATTGTTAATCGTTCTGTGGTCGAATGGGACTACAAATCAAATCAAGACGAAGCTCCAGAGAAACGTCTCCTCTATATGCTCTTCTATCAGATGAGTCGGATGTGCCGCGAACGCGGTGCAGTTAGACATGACGACAGATTAGACGCACTAGCTCAAGGAGTACAGTACTTTACAGATGCTATGTCTATCTCCGCTCAAGAGGTAGTCAAAGAACGTAGAAGAGAAGAGTGGAACGACATGTTAGAAGAGTTTGTAACCGACCCTCAAGCTGCGACAAATCACCTAGTTTTAGGTATGACTTTGGAACAAAAACGACAAGCAAGAGGTAACTCCAAAAGTGGCGTCCCCACTTGGATCTGACACATGTCCCCCGTATACAGGGGAAGGGAAGGGTGGACCCGACCCCTGGAGGGGTAATTCGAGACAAGCTCTCATTACCCCTTTTAAACTCACTAATGAACAGTGAGGGAACAAAGACTCCAAAGACAAACATTCTCCCTCTTAGTTCATTCATCTACTTCATCTTCTTTAAAGAGGATTCAACGACTGAATCTAGTGAGTACTGATTCTCCCAATCCATCTGAATCCCACCACAACTTATACTACTGTATGCATAACGTAGAACTAGTTCATGTTACACCCGACGCTGAATCCTTGATAGCGTACATGGCTAGGGTATCTAACCCATCCAACCAAAGCAACACTGAGACCTCTCCACGGCTTATTAGGTATCTAATCAAGCATAAGCATTGGTCACCATTTGAAATGGTAAATATGTGNNTCCTTTAGCTTCCAAGAGTTTTCCCAACGGTACGCTGAAGCTTCCCAACTGGGCTCACCGGTCACTCCCGAACTCCGACTCCAGGATACTAAAAACAGACAGAACAGTATTGAGGTAGAAGAAGAAGATCTATTCCTAAAAGATAGGATTAGGTACCTCTACAAGCACGCTGAACAGGTCTACGAAGCCCTTCTAGAGGCAGGAGTAGCTAAAGAGTGCGCTAGAGACGTTCTACCGCTCTCTACACCTACTAAACTCTATATGAACGGCACTTTACGCTCTTGGTTACACTATTGTGACCTTAGATGCGCTAATGGGACGCAAAAAGAGCATAAAATGATCGCAGATGGCGTTAAACAGCTCATCGCAGAGCAGTTTCCCCAGGTTTACGTCGCTATGTGGTCGGAATGAAGTCTATTCTGCTAATTTTACTTGGGTCTTTCCTTGTTATAGAGGCAGCACACCTGAATTATCACTATCAAAGTGAGCAAATAAGGCGCTCCACCGTAGAATTTTGACAAAAATTTCTGAACCCTATATTTGTATAAAGAATACCTATCAATCCCCCCATGGGGGTATAAAAAATACCGTACCCCCTATGTATAAAAAATAGTTAACCGCCGCTCGCTACGCTCGCTTCCTTTATACCGTGTTCATGCTGTGTTATACTGCCCCCACAGTTGAGCGTAGCGAAACGCTCTGATTGCGCACGGGGAGCGAGCGAAGCGAGCGGGCTTATGTATAACAAATGCTTTGGCTTATTGCAAATGATTCGCATTAAAGCGAAGCGATCTGTACGCGGTTGAGCGCCAGTCAAACAACTGTCCACCACATGCTGACAACGGCTCGAAGCTGTGCCATACTGTATGCATACAGATGAGACAGACACACATGCGCAAGATTGAACGCGAGATGTGCAACGCTATTCTCGCCGGTAAGGATTGGAAACTAGACAACACTGAGGTTATCAATATCAACGATGTTAGTTGGGTATACCTACACGGTAACCACATCGCTACAATCTACGCCGACAGTGTTGAGATCTTTGACGGTGGTTGGCAGTCTAACACCACCAAGTCACGATTGAACGCCATTTGTTCTACGTTCTGTGTTGACGGTGAGGGTATCTTTCAGAAGAACTTTCAGTGGTTCATTCATAAGTTTGTTGGACAACACGGTGTAACTAAGGTGTACAATGTTGAGCCATTTGTTAATGGTTACACCTTCGCCTAGTTCACTCTCACTCAACACATTCACGCGCTACCTAACTCATGACTCCTAAGATTAAACTTAAGAACGTTACCTTCACTATCAACGAGAAGCCCATGCGTAACCTGCTTTGGTGTGACAAACTCGGCAAGGGTAAGCGTCACAAAGCCGCTAAGATTAACGGCGTTCTTGTAGGCGAACCTACTGTCTTCCATGAGCTATGAGCTTCGCTCTTGCTGTGACACCTGAGCTAGTGTCCACAACCTCTTGACTTTTCCCAAATTGTGTGCCATACTAAGAGCATGATCAATCAAACCTCCAATCCCTACGCTCTTCAGATTCTCGCAAAGGAGCGTGATCTGCCAGCTGCTCAACCGTCCACTCGCCAGATTCCTGCGCGATTCGCTGATCGTTTCGACACGTTCGAAGAGTACGAAGAGGCAATGGCTGACTTCCTCAACGGCATGTGACAGTCAACACAGTGCACATTACCGCTTGACTTTCGCTCCATTCTCTGCCATACTTACAGCATGACACACACACGCGACCATCTCATCACTGCTCTCCATCACGAGTACGAGTTTCTATGTCATGACGACTTCGATCCAGACGTTGACTGCTCACCTGCTGACTATCTCGACATGCTGCACAAGCTGACAGACGACGAGCTTATCACCGAGACGTGCACCGACTCCACTTATACTCTCGACGAGTACATTTCCACCTGGCTTTGACTCTTACACTGAGGCTAACTTGTTAGCTTCTCTGTAGCACTCAAGCTACTCACTAACACATTCACAGTTCACTACATGTTCTTCAACATCTTCCGCTCTTCTGACGCTATCGACTCCATGCAAGTTTCGCCTATCCTTGGCGTTGTGCTTGTTGAGTATAGCAACGGTTTGTCCTATGAGTACACCAACGTCTCGCGTCGTGCTATCCTTAACTTGATGGCTAATCCTAACATGTCGCTCGGCTTCTGGGTTAACGACAATTGCAAAGAGCACAAGCGCGTTAAGTATCAAGCACTCGCATACTGATTAACTATGTCCAACACTTTCCGTTTTACTACTGTTTCCGAAGCAGTTAATCATCTGATGACTAATTGCAACATGACTAATCAAGAGTCAATGCATTTCATCTGGGACAATCAGTTTACTGTAGGAACTGATCGTGCCATTTGGTTAACTATCCCTGCCTGACAGTTACACTAAGCCACTCCGGTGGTTTTCTGTAGCTCTCAAAGCTACGCTTACTAACACTAACACACATTCACAAAATGTTCTTCCAAGCTGACAACCTGCAGTCCTCCGCTATCCGTAGCCTGAAGCTCAATCCTGCTACTAACCAAGTGATTGTTGAGTATGTCACCAGCGCAAAGTCCTTCCTCTATGAGAACGTGAACGCTGAGGCAATTATCGACTTTTTCTTCGGTGAAGTTCGCTCGGCTGGTAAGTTTGTCAATGCATACTGCAAAGGCAATCAGTACACCGTCGTCGGCTGATTAGCTGTAGATTATACTAAAGCCTTCGGGCTTTTCTATAGTCCTCAGCGGCTATGTTGTCTACCCAAACACATTCACACATGACTGCTACTCTTTCTCCTCAATTTGTTGCCACTCGTGAGGCTTTCGCTGCGTGGTACGATAGCAAATCTCCCGAGATGCAAGACTTGATTGATGCTATCTCCGACCGTACTTACTACATCATCGAAGAGCAAGATTACGACCGTTTCATTAACATGCTCGACGAAGACTACGGTATCACTACCGCTTTAGACTTCGAAGACAAGTTTGAGGCTGAGATTGAATCTTACGGTGATCATCAGCTCGCAGAGTTTGCTGAACAGCTTGTCGATGAGTGCGGCTATCTTGACCGCGTTCCTGACTTCCTCCAAAACTGTATTGACTACGAAGCTGTGTGGAACTCGTGGCTACGTTTTGACTACTCTGAGGTGCAATTCAACGAGAACACCTACCTCTTCCGCAACCACTGAGTTAGCTATACTTAGCGGCTCAACATCGGGTCGCTATCTCACCCAAACTACACATTCATCTGCATTTCAAGGACGCACAACATGATCAGTAACACTTGCTACGAGTTAATTAACACATCAACAGATCTTATTAACTATTGGAGCAAGCGTCTGACTAACAAAGCGTTGCTACAATATGTTGATCCCATCTATGAGTACAAGTCTAACCACATTGACTTGTATCGCTACATTGCGTGGGCTGAAGACTACAACCAAAGTGAGGAAAATTACTGATGACTAACAAAGAGTTTGTAGACTTTCTGTTCGACAAACTTGTGCAACATGTTGACACTGACATGCTAGATTTGCATGACGATGACTCATGCTGTGACCACGTACACTTCAACCAACTGTCTCTCTTTGATGCCTGAAACCAACATCATCCTCGCCGTTATCGGTGTTGTCGGACTTCTGTCCACTCTTGCTGTATACTCACGCGCAAACAATGCTAGCCTCTCCTATGAACGCAGACTACTACGACAGCGAAACATTGTCGATGTGGCATCTACGGATGAGTGATTGCCTTCGTGCAATGGATGCACCTTGGCAGTCTACAATTAACCGCACAAACTACGGATACGCTACATGGTTGCGCATCTATCTGCAATACGTTGAGAAACTAAATGACTAGAACTCGTGAGTGGCTGCTATACAATGCAGTCGAAGCTTGGCTTCATCACTATAGTAAACATCCATCAGAAACCGTCGAACAGTATAAACAACTGCGTGACGAGTTACATGACACATTCATCGCGTCCATACAAATCAAGGACGCAGAAACCAAACCTGAACCACCAAAACCACGTACAACTCGCAAGCGTACCAATGCAAACAAGCCAGCCAAAACTGTATAATGTCACGCTACGTTCAGGTACTATCTCTTTGCTAGCACCCGATTCTGAGTCAGCCGCATGGATGGCTCTAGAATTGTCCCATGAGCGTAACGATGAACTTGTAGATGTGAGGCTGGCTGATGAGTGGTAAACCCTACTATCCAAACAACTGGGAGGCGTACAAAGACGCTCCCGATGAGGCTTTCATTCCGCATACATTCGAAGAACTTATGTCTTGGAAGGTAGCAGGTTGGGAGCTTCCGTCTTCTGTGTGCTGCATTATCCGTGCTGAGACTAAAGGCAAAGTCAAAGAGTACGTGTACCAGAAGCAGTACGCAGCAGAAAACAAAGTCAAAAGTCTAATGGCAGAGGGTGCAGAGTTCACCGTCTGTACTGACGAAGCTATCCATTTTGTATCCCCCGATTCCACCGATGTCATTGATTACGATTGATCAGTATAACGAACTGGCTGAGGATTACCCTGAGCTAGCACAACTTATCCACATTCACGACGATTTCAAGGACGCAGAGGAGGACTTTATTGGCTACACCAGCGGAGATTGAAACCCAGGTACGGTTTGAGCGTGAGGCTGTCTCTCAAGGTCTTAAAAAACTACACAAGAATACAAGTGATCTTGAAGAGAAATCGTATGCATCTGCCACCATATATGGCGTAGCATCTATTGATACTGCCTTGCCAAGTGTTATCAAGCACATCGAAGATACTACACACGATCGTTTGATCCGTGGCACAGGTCACAACTTCCAGCTTGTAAAGCAGTATGTATCTAAACTAGACATACAAGCTACGGCAACGATTGCTCTCAAGATCACGTTTGATAAGACATTCTCATGTAAACGTGGTTCAGATCTGCTTATCAACGTCATGGACTGTATTGGTCAGGCTGTTGAAGCAGAATGTCAGATGCGTTTCTATGAACAAACTGCACCTGGGTTACTCAACCACCTAAAAAATAAGTACTGGCACAAGTCTACTGGCACACAACAAAAGCGCACAAGCATACAAACCAAGTGGAATCAGAAAGATGTCCCACCATGGAAAGCTTGGGGCAGAGCTGATCGTGTCAAGCTTGGAGGCTGGTTACTTGATTGCATCATGCAGAGCACCGGCTGGTTCGAGAAGGACAACAGACGAGAGGGACGCAAGACAGTACAATACTGTGTCCCAACTACAAAGTTTCTTGAGATCAAAGATACATTGATGCGAGATGCTGAACTATTCAGCCCGCTTGCATGGCCAATGCTTATCGAACCAAATGACTGGACAAACGATCATGCGGGAGGTTATCTCCTGAATGAGGTTATGCGCGGTCATGATCTGGTGCGTCGTGGACAAAGCACCCGTATACAGGGGGATAAACCACTAGAATTTATTAACAGAATTCAGAAGGTATCCTACTGTTTAAATCCCTTTATTGTACAAGTAGCTGAAGAGTTAGAAGAAAGAAAGATACAAGTAGGTAAGTTTCTTCCTATTGTGTATTATGATCTTCCTCCTAAACCTGTAGATATTGCAGAGAACGAAGAAGCTAGGATGTCTTATCGAAGACAAGCTACTGAAGTTCGCAATAAACAAGCTCAAGAATTCAAGAGGTCATGCAGAACTCGCATGACTATGGAAGCAGTAAAGAGGTTTAAGGATAAAGATAAGTTCTACATTCCGTGGTCGTTTGACTACAGAGGTAGAGCATATCCAATCCCTGCCTTCCTTACTCCACAAGATACAGACTTCGGAAAAAGTTTGTTGAGGAGTTATGAAGAAGCTCCTATGACTAGCGATGCTGAAGACTGGTTAGCCTTCCAAGTTGCTACAACGTATGGTCTTGATAAAGAAACTCTTGCTAGGCGACTAGAGTGGGTTGGTGATAACATCACATTCATCAAGCGCGTTGCTCAAGATCCTATCGGATTTATATCTGAGTGGGAAGCGGCTGATGAACCTTGGCAGTTCCTTGCAGCTTGTGAGGAATACTACAAGTGTGTCGTTACTAAAGAGCGGAAGACTACTGGTTTATTCGTAGCTACTGATGCTACGTGCAGTGGTCTACAGATCCTTGCAGGATTAGCTCGTGACAGGTCTACAGCACAGCTTGTAAACGTACTGCCTAGTGAACGTCCACAGGACGCATACAAGGTCGTTGCTGAACAAGCTAAGCCCCAATGTCCCAAGTCAGTTCGTCCTTACATGGACAGAAAGACGGTCAAGCGAGTAGTCATGACCGTGCCTTACAATGCTAAACCTTTCTCCAACCGTGGGTATATCAAGGACGCACTGAAGGATAAAGACGTAGAAATTGATAAGGATGATCTGACCAAGACCGTAAAAGCAGTTAGAGATGCTATGGAGGTTGTCGTTCCTGGTCCTATGGCTGTCATGTCATGGATTGAGAAGGAAGTCGCCAAAGCAATCGACAGAGGCGAGAAAGAACTCACGTGGGTTACACCATCTGGGTTTGTCGTTACTCAACGCCTGATGAAGAAACTATTCGTTGAGGTTAAACTCCATCTGCTCGGTCGTTGTAAACTCAAGGTCGCAGTGGGTGATGATGACGAGGTAGACAAAGCGCATCACAAGAATGCAACAGCTCCTAATCTGATACACAGTTTAGATGCAAGCTTGCTCCACCTTGCTGCCACTCGCTTCAATGCTCCCATTGCATTAATCCACGACTCTGTATTGTGTCGTGCTACAGACATGACTCTGCTCAGTGTTGTCGTTCGTGAAACGTACATGCACCTGTTTGCAGAGCATGATTATCTACTAGACTTTGCGCAACAGATAGGCGCAGAGACTGAACCACCGATCATTGGAGATCTGGAACCAGAGTCCGTGATTGAATCCACTTACTTCTTTTGTTAATGACCCGCACCATCCACAAAACTGAACAGCCTGTTGTCCTTGAAGGTTACCAAGCTGTACTGAAGCCGAGCAAGTTCGGCTATTCGTTGTC